GTGCAATAGAGCAGCGGATCGGCCCGCCAGCACTGCCGCAGGTCGAGGTAGAGCTGCAGGGCCACCGGGCTAGTCGGTGGGGGCGTGGCCGTTGGTGCGTGCCGATTGGGGGCCTTGAAGGCCATGGCTCTCCCCGTTCTCCATGGGGGCCCTGGCTGCCCGGAGGAGGTCGGCCAGGCCGGTGTGATCGCTCAGATCCTTGGTATCGAGCTGCGGCACGTAGCCGCGGTCTTTGCCGAGGGTACGCAGGGCGAACTGCACGGCCCACGCCTCGCTGGTCTGCAGGGCGTGCCACAGGGCGAGTTCGGCGGTATCGACCATCTCGCCGCGTTCGTACTGGCAGGCGGCGGCCACGGTTGGGTAGCGCTGGATGTAGCGTTCGACCGTATCGTGGCTGCAGCCGAGGCGTTTGGCGGCCAGGAAGATCATGCCCTTGGTGGCGTGCAGGGCGGCGGCGACCTGGTCGGCGGTGTAGCGTTGTTTGGCCATACGTTACGCAGACTCCGCACATGAGGACAGGAGAACGGGCGTCTGGCCCGTCAGATCGACCCAGCGTTGCAGGGCGACGGCGACAAATTCGGGCGACAGGTCGAGGGCATAGACCCGGCGTCCGAGCTGCTCGCCGGTGATCAGTTGACTGCCCGAGCCGCAGAAGGGTTCGTAGCACACCTCGCCCGGCAAGGTATGCTGGCGCATCGGCGTTTCCCACAGTTCGATCGGCTTCGGGGTGGGATGCAGGCGCGCCTGCGGCGAGAGATCCTGGCCATAGTGCCACACCGTGTTGGGGTAATCCTCGCCGCGGCGGGGCGGCGGGTGCCCCTGCTGCCAGCCGAAGAGGCACGGTTCGTGCGCGTTCATGTAGTAGGAGTGCCCAATCACCGGACGGGTCTTGCTCCAGATGATCTGCTGGTGGAAGAGGATGCCGGCCGCCTTCCAGGCCGCGGCCAGGATGTGTTGCTGGCGCGACGCGTGCCAGCAGTACCAGGCAGCGTTGGGGGCCACGGCCTCCTGCAGCGCGACGGTGACGAAGGCCTGATACAGCGGCGCCACATCGGTCTGGTCCCAGTCGGTGTATTTGGTGCTCCAGTCCTTGTTTTTCTTGCGCCTCATCTCTTCCGATTCCTTGCTCCCGACCGGATGGTCCATGCCGGTATAGCCCACGCCGTAAGGCGGATCGGTGGCGAACAGGATGGCGCGGGCACCATCCATGAGGCGCTGCACGGTGGCGCCATCGGTGGCATCGCCACACAGCAGGCGATGGCTGCCGAGCTGCCAGAGCTGGCCCCACGCCACGCCATAGTGGGCGCGCAGGGCCTCCCCCGCATCGAGCCGCGGCTCCACATCGCGCAGCTCCCCGCGGGGCATGGCCGCTTGCGTCTCTTGCCGCAAGCTGTCGAGCAGGGCCTGCACCGCACTGTGCTGGCTGTGAATCTGCGCCAGCAGGCTGTCCTGCACCTCGGCAGCGCGTTCGGCCAGGGCCGCCAGCGGATCGAGGGTGGCGAGAATCAGGCGCTCTTCGTCCACGGTCAGATCGAGATAGGTCACGGGGATGGCGGGCTGATGGGTTTCGATGGCCAGGGCGACCCGCAGATGGCCGTCAACGAGATGGCCGGTGGTCTGGTTGACCAGCACGTCCTGCACCACGCCCACCTCCTCGAGCACCCCCTGCAGCGCGGCTTTTTGATAGTCGGGATGGCGCCGCCAGTTCTCGGGGTGGGGGAGCAGCGTGGTCGGATCGGCCACGTCCGAGCGCACGATGCGATTGCGCCAGGGCACGGCGGATGAAGCAGCACGCGGACGAGCACGCGAGGGCATAGGCGATTTTCCTGGCAGTTTAGCGGTGAATTGCCGATAATCTCCTGATGGATTGATCCGTATGGGGCGTGGAGCCTTGCACGTCCCATACGGGAGGCTCTCTCCTCAACGGCCCCGAAGAGGAGCTGAAAAAGTATAACAGAATGAGAGGATTTTCCCTATGGAGTCCCCGATGTCCCCTGACGAGCTGGCCCAGAAAGTGTTTTCAGACCGCCGGCTCGAGGCGCTCTTGGATGACGACCTGCTCACCTTCTTGCAGCCCAAGCCGGGCAGCGCAGGCATGCCGCCGACCATGGTGGTGGCCACCCACACCGGCACGGGCCTGCGCTTGCTCTCCATCCTGATTGACGACCCGCGCTTTGACCAGTGGGAGATGCGCATGCAGATCATGCGCGAAGTGGGCCAGCGGCTTGGGGCCCAGCAGCAGCGGGTGGTCGCGCTGGTGTTTGCCTCCGAGGCGTGGATGAAAACCTTGTCGGTGGCGGAGTGGCAGCAGGGCGACCGCCGGCCTGCCGGCGACTACCAGGATCGCGAGGAGGTGCTGGTGGTGCTGGCCCAAACCCTGGATGGGCGGTCGCGCAGCGCCATAGCCCGCATCGAACGCACGGCGCAGGGGGCCATCAAGCGGGTCGCCCCGTGGCAACGCACGCCCCCCAGCGACCAGACACGGTCAGCGCTCCTGCAGGCCGCCTGGCAGGGGTATGCCCGGGCCATGCTGCAGCCCCTGAATTGAGGAGGCACGGATGGTCACGGCCACGAGCAAACGCCCCTATACCTTCCAACGCCGCCGCCGTCCCCAGGGGTTTCCGTGCGGCATCGCCAGCCATACGCATCTGACGCGGGGCGACCGCGAACGCTGCTCCCGCGAGCAGGAAGCCGCCGGGGTGCCCGAGGTGCCCAAGCGCCGTGGGCGCGAGCGCACCAGCGACACCCCGCTCCCGCCACGCAGTGCGGCGGTACGGCAGCTCCGGCTGCTGCATGGCCTGACGCAGCGCGAGCTGGCCAGCCTGCTGGGCATCAGCGTGCATACCCTGTCGGCTCTCGAGCGCGGGCGCTACGAGGCCACCGAGCCACTCCTACGGTTGGCGCGGGCCCTGATGGCACGCAGAGAGCACGAAAAGAGGCCAGAGCGAGTCGATTTTTATGGTATTTTATCGGAGAATGTACGATAATCTATGCGTATCGCATGGTGCGGTACGGTTGGCCCGACCAGGGTTGCCGCCCTGGCCAGGCCGGTGTTCACGTCCCCCCTAGCATGTGAGGTTGCGAACATGGCAATGGTACCACAGCCATCCGCGAATGGCACCCAGCCCATCACCCCTACCCAGGCCCTGTGGCGGGCGCTGCTGGTGCAGACCGCTTCCGACGCCTACCAGAAGCTCCCGGAGAATGCCTCACGCATCGATATGGCGGTCAGGCTCATCCTGGCCGACGCCGTGACGCTGGTCGACGCCCACACCGCCGAGGTCACGTCCCTGGACAGCGGCGCCGTCTACATGGTCGACAGCGCCTGTTCCTGCAAGGATTTCGCCGAGGCGGCGCCCCACAAGTTCTGCAAGCACCGACTGGCGCGGGCCTTATTCCTGCGTACCATGGAGGCGGCGAAAGCCTACCAGGTGCCGGCCCTTCCCGAGGTCCAGCCCGACGCGACGCCGACCGAGGTGCCGGCGCAGTACTTGATCCCCATGCACGGCAAAACCTTTATTCTCTATAACGGCCTGCGCTACCTGGCCGAACAGCGCGGCCTGCGCGACATCCAGGTGACGCCGATCAGCGTGACCAGCGAGCTGGCGGTGTTCCAGGCCACGGCGCATTTTGACTGCGGGCGTACCTGGAGCGAGATCGGCGACGCCACGCCGAGCAACGTCGGCAAGAAGGTGGCGCACGCCTTTATCCGCATGGCGGCGACGCGGGCCAAGGCGCGGTGCTTGCGGGAAGCGCTGCGCATCGATCTGGTCGCCTTTGAGGAACTGGAAGGCGACGCCGAATAACCACGCACGGGGGCCTGCGCGCCCCCACAAGGAGATCCCCCATGAGTGCCTACAGCCACGCCAAACGCACCCGCTTCCTGGCCCAGCTCACCCTGGCCGGGGTCGATTATGCCCTGCGGCAGCCCTGCGGAGAAATCCGCCTGCTGAAACCGACCGGCAGCGTGCAGGTACTCTGCCCCCTGACCGCCGTCGCCTGGCACAGCCTGAGCGACATCTATCCGCTCGAGTGCTACCGGCAAGCGGGCGAGGCCCTCGGGCTGCCCCGGGGGATGGTCGAGGCGATCCAGCGGGCGGCGGATTTTCCCCTCCAGTCCCGCGGTTCCTGGTGGCGCACGCAGCTCGAGCAGGCCCTGGGCATCGGAGGCGACGAATCTTCGTTGCATTAATACGGCGAATTGCTTATATTCTAGTCGTGGCGCGTGGGGCGCCACGCGGTATAACCTCTTGAAGTTGGGAGACTTCACCATGACCGAGAAAATCGCGCAGTACCAGGTCCAGGGCCTGACGGCCCGGGGCTGGGTGACCGCGCTGACCACCACCGACCACGCCGAGGCGCTGGCCGAGATGAACCGCCTGCTCACCTATGGCGTGCAGGAACGCGCTGTCCGGCTGGTGCCGCTGTATGCCCACGACGGGCCAGAATGGAGGCAGCCATGATCACCCGCGACCAGGCCATAGTGGCCTTCCGTGCCATGCGGGCCAATGCCAGGGCCCTGCGCGACGCGCAGGAGGCAGAAGACCGTGGCACCGGCTGCCTCGACCCCGCCATGATCGGGTTGCGCCTGGCGCAACACACCCTGCGCCCGGTGTTTGCCGCGCAGGGGCCGCTGACCAGCATGGCTATCTGGCGCACCCTGCAGCCGCTGATCGAACGCTATCGCGCCAGGAAAGCCCAGTGTCGCGCCGCCGACCAGACAGACGACGCCACGCTCTTCGGCGGCATCACGGTGGGCCTGATCTGGGCCAAGGCGATCCTGCAGGATCTCGCCGAAGGAGGCACCCTATGAGCACCCGCGAGCATCTGCCCACTCTCCAGGACTTCCTGCCTCTGGGACCGACGCCGTCTGACGAAGCGTGCGCCCAGGTCGGCACCGCCGACTACCAGGCGCAGGCCATCCACGAGTGCCGCCGCTTCATCGCCTTGCTGCGGCACACCTTCGGGGGCGAACCCCAGGGCGCACGCCTGGCCGTCAAAGCCTTCGCGCACGACTTTGGGACGTACTACGAAGTGATCTGCCGCTTTGACCCCGATGACCAGGAGGCCGTCGACTATGCCTGGCAGTGCGAGGGCCACGCGCCCGCGACCTGGCAGGGGTTTTAACCACCCAACGCGGGGGCGTGGGGCCCCCGCACAGGAGATCCGATGCTGAATGCCGCCCAGATCACCCAATACCTCAGTCCGCTGCTGCGGCAGCTCCAGCGGGCCCGCACCAAGACCGACCTGGCCAGCCCGGCCTATTACCGCCTCGACGCCCGCCTCGCCGGGGTGAACGAGGCGCACCTGCTGCTGGCCGACGTGGCCAACGCGCAGGCGCCCCTGCCGCCCGCCACGGTGGGCACCCTCAGTGCCCAGGACATCATCGATCTGCTCGAGGCGCTCATGAGCCGCGCAGGTGAACGCCACCAGCAGGCCAGCGACAGCCAGCGGACGTACCAGGCCAACGTACTCATCGGCCTCGGGTGGGCGTATCTCACCGTGGTGCCCGCAGCCCAGGCTGCTGAGGCGCAGGCCCGCCAACAGGAGGTGATGCATGGCTGACGACCAGCGACCCGCTCTGGTACGCACGGACGACGCCGCGACCATCGCGGCCCAGGCCAGGGAACTGGCCGACATCGTGGCCACCCTGCATCGCACCAATATGCATCTGGCCGACCTGATGGAAGCCGTCCTGGCCCTCACCGATGAAGTGCGCGGGGTGAAGGTCACCCTGCGTTTAAACCGCTAACTGTCAACGCGGGGGCACCAGCCCCCGCCACAAGGAGATGACGATGGAGACCATACGGCGGATCATGACCGATCGCGTGCCCCTGCGCGATCCGAGCGACCTCAACGTACCGGTGGGCGAGCTGTTTGTGATGGCCAACCCGCTGGCAGCAGACGCCACGCGGGTGGCAGCCCCGGCCTTCGTGGTGGCCCCGCTGGACGGTCCCGACCAGACGCTGTGCGACGCCATCCAGCAGACGACCGGGCATTGGCCGCGCCTGCTGGGCTGGCACCCGCTGCGCGACCGCCGCCAGAGCTTTCTGACCTGGCACTGCGACGTCTGTTCCTGCGACGCGGATGGAGTGGAAGCCACGACCGCCCGGGCCGGGGCCTGGGTGTGCGACGCGTGCGCCGCGGGCTGGGACGAGATGCAACGCGACGAGGAGGCCGAGGAGGCCGAGAAAGGAACCTGCTGATGTCTGGACAGCAAGACTGAGAGGAGCCTCCCCATGATCCGATCCCGTGCCGACCGTTGCAGCGGCCCCCTCGAGATCGATCTCGCCGGCCCGCAGGGCAACGCCTTTGCGCTGTTGGGGCTGGCCACGAAGCTGGCCGCCCAGCTCGGCCTCGATGGCGAGGCGGTGCAGACCGAGCTGCAGGCGGGTGACTACGAGCATCTGGTGGCCACTTTTGACCGCCACTTTGGGGCCTTCGTGGTGCTCTACCGCTAAAACCCCTCGGGGGCCACTCCGGTGGCCCTCGTTCTAGGCTTAGAGTGCCCTCGCCTAACCCTGCTATGAGGTCACATACTTCTGATAACATCAATTATGTCACCCTGGCGGCTCGACAAACAGCCGCGCCACCGGCACCCCCAGCGCCCGCGCCAGCAGGTAGACCCGGCGCAGGCTCAGCGCGTAGCGCCCGTGCTCGATGCGACTGATGGTGGTCTGACTGCGGCCGATGGCCGCCCCCAGCGTCGTCTGTTTCATCCCCTGGGCGGTGCGTACCGCCTGAATGTTCCGTCCCACCACCTCCAGCAGGTGGGCATACGTGGCCATACCGTCTCCCCCCCCCCTCCTGGGCACAATTTTGCCCAGAGGCAGGGGAAAAACACCATGCACGTTTTATGCGTTTACTCGCGCATATTTACAGCCACACGGCAGCCAGAAGGCTGCGGCCTGGTGGGGTTCTAACGAGCCTTCTTAACACGATAAAGGCTCGGAAAGGCGTCACTTAACAGGATGGCATGTCTGTGAATTTCCGGTAAAGGTTGGGCATTGATTCAGCCCCTGTCCAGTGCTATGCTGTGAGGACGAAAATCGCATGCCCTCAGAGAGTCGTGATACTGATTTGAGCATGTGCCGTCTCTTCCGCTGCTGCTCTGCCTCACAGGCCATGCTCTTGCGATAGAGGAGTATGGCAGATGCCTGCCACCAAACACGCCCCGGAGCCCCCCCGCGAGGTGCGGGTGCGTCTCGCCCTGGACCCAGACGTCTGGGACCTGTTGCGGGCCGAGTGCCGCCAGTCGACCGATGGGCGCTACTATGGCCTGAAACAGACCATTGCGAAGTGTGTGTATGCGACGTTAGGACGGAAAAAGCGCCGCGAGTGCCCGCAGTAGAGCGAGGCGCTGGCAGGACAGGACGGGCCATTGGGTGCTCGTAACACCCAATGGCCTGGGATGACGCACCGATCCGGCAAGGGATGTTAGTGTGTCTTTTTTTATTGTACCAGAAAACTCCGTTGGGCTGAAGTTGCGCCCACAATTTTGTTTGCGTTGCGGCCCCTGTCGAGCGACAATAGGACAGCAAAAACAATGGCCTGGGTGCTGGAACACCCAGGCCGCGTCGCCCCCCGCAGGGGGGGCTGTGAAGTTGGGAGACTTCAATGCACGATAGTAGCACATCTCCGTCCCTGTTGTCACCTGCACTGGGGGCGACCGCCTCCTGGGCCGGCAACGGCCATCTCAGTCTGCGTCCCTACCAATCCCAGGCCGTGGCCAGCGTGCTGGACGCCCGCGAGGCCGGGAACCATCCGGTCGTGGCCTTACCTACTGGCTCGGGGAAAAGTCTGGTCTGTGCCGCCCTGTGCGCCGAAATGCCGGGCCGGGTGCTGGTCGCCAGTCACCGCCAGGAGCTGCTCGAGCAGGACGCCGCGGCGCTGCAGCGCTATGCCCCGGGGACGTCCCTGGGGATCTATAGTGCCGGGCTGAACCGCCGCGACACGCACCAGCGCGTGCTGTTCGCCGGGGTGCAATCGATCTATACCCGGATGGACGTGCTGCAGCAGGCCGGGCCGTTCGCGGCGATCATCGTCGATGAATGCCATCTGGTGGCCCCGAAGGACGCCGACACCATCATGTATCAGGCCGTGTTCGCAGCCTGCCCGACGGCCACGCGCATCGGCCTCTCGGCCACGCCCTACCGCCTCGATAGCGGGTCGCTCACGAGCGGCGAGCACGCCTGGTACGATACCCTGGCGGCGCACGTCTCGATGCGCAGTCTCACCCCCGACTACCTCAGCCCGCTGCGCGGCATGCTCACCGCCACCAACATCGACGTCGAGGGGGTGCGCATCAAGGCCGGGGACTTCGTCCAGAGCGACCTGGCCCAGCGGGCCCTGCAGGAAGACGTGGTGCAGGGGGCGGTGCGCGAGATCTGCACCCTTGGCCGCCAGCGACGGGCCTGGTTGGTGTTTTGCGTCGACGTGGCGCACACCTGGGCCGTGGCCGACGCGCTCCGGGCGCGGGGGATCGCCACCGGGGTGGTGCTCGGCACGACGCCGCAGGACGACCGGCGGGCCACGCTCGAGGCGTTTAAGGCCGGGCAGCTCCAGGCCGTGGCCAACTGCGCCGTGCTCACCACCGGGTTCGACCACCCGGGGATCGACCTGGTGGCCATGCTCCGGCCCTCGATGTCGAAGGGGCTGATCGTCCAGATGATCGGACGAGGCGCCCGCCAGGCCCCGGCCAAGCAGGACTGCCTGGTGCTCGACTACGCCGGCAACATCCAGCGGCATGCGCCCCTGGACGAATTGTGGGACACCGCGAAAACCCCGCAGCGGGCCGCGAAGGACGAGCGCGAGGCCAGGGAGGCGCAGGAGCGGGCGCGGCGCGAGCAGCAGGCACGGCACCTGCAGCAGGCCAGTCTCCTCGACCCGTTGACCGGGGAGGGCCCTGACGATCACACCTACCCGGTGCTGGGAGCGAGCTACGAGGTCAGGGAAACCAAGAACCCCAGGTACAAAGGGCGCCAGATGCTCGTGGTGCGCTATACCTGCCCGGCCCGCCAGGAGCGCAACCCCGCCTACCCGCCCTACCTGTGGCAATGGATCTGCGTCGAGCACGACGGCTGGGCACGGCGCCAGGCCGAGCAGTGGTTTCATCGGCGCGGCCTGCTCGGGGTGCCACGGACGGCAGCCGAGGCCCGCACGCAGGCACCGCGCCTGCCCTTGCCGACGAGTCTGCGGGTCAAAGAGAAGGAGTTCCCCGAGGTGCTGCTGGAGTATTTTGAGGAGCGCGAAGGGTAGGAACAGGAAAGCCCTGGCCAGCGTTTGGACCGCCGACCAGGGCACCACTCAACACGCATTACTGAGGAGTGAGTATATGCCAGAGGGATCTGAAACACAAGCCGAAATGTGGCAGCAGCACCCCTGGGTGCCGGTGCTGGTGGTCGCCACCGAGGCCGAGCGCGACGCGCTGCAGGCGCGGGATCTGCGCCGCGGGGACGGCGACCCGTTTGCCCTGGTGATCGTGCTGTGGGCCGAGCTGCCGATCCTGCTGCAGGCCGCCTGGACCGATCCGACGCTGCCCTGCCCCACGGAGCGGGTGCGGTGGTACGGACGCACCCTGTACATCGCAGGGTTCGACCCGAGTGAGATCCAGCGCACCGAACTGCTGGTCGACGCGCAGGCCCTGGGCGTGGACCTGCAGCAGTGTGCGACGCTGCCCGAGGGGGCCAGCGACGCCACCATCGTGGCCTGGTTGCTCGACGCCCTCCCGCCGATCAGTCTGGAGGAGATGATCGCGCAGGCGCAGGCCGCCGTCACCCCCGAAGGCGAGGCCGCGCAGGTGCTCAGTGACCTGGCCACGGTGCCCGAGGGCGAGCGCCTCGCCACGCTGCTGTCCGAAGAGGTCTTGTGCCTGCTGGATGTGCTGCAACATACGCCGACCTGGCCGCTGTGGACGCAGCAGGCGAAAGCGCTGTGCCCCACGCTCAATCTCAATGACCTGAAAAGCATCCTGGCCAAACGCCGTAAAGAGCGGGAGGCGGCGCTGAAGACCGCGCAGGCGACCGCCCAGGCGGCGACGAAGGCGGCGACGAATGGCCACGCAGCGCCGCCTCCCCCAGCGAATCCATGGGTGGCGACACTGCGCCTTCAGACGACGCCATCTGAGGGGCTGCCCATAGGAACAGCCTATAATTTCAGACGCATTCTTGAGCAGCATCCCTACTGGAAAGAGCCCATGCACCGCCTGTGGTTTGATAGCGTGCGCCATGTCCCGATGCAGGGCGATGCGACGCTGCAAGACGTCGACGTCTTTGAAGCGGCCGCGTGGATGGGCGAAGAGTTGGGGATGAAGCTCGCCACCACGGGCCTGCTCAAAGATGCCATGACCTACCGCTGCACCAAGCACCCCCGCGACCTCTTACGCGAGTGGCTGGAGAGTCTCCCGTCCTGGGATGGCGAGCCGCGCCTGCATGGCTGGTTGAAGATCGCCGCCAGCGTTCCAGGGACGCTCTACCACCAGGAGGTGTCGCGCCTGCTGGTCACGAGCCTGGTGGCCCGGGCGCTGACGCCGGGGTGCCAGTACCGCTACGTGGTGGTGCTCGAAGGCCAGCAAGAGATCGGCAAGTCGAAGCTCCTGCGCTATCTGGTCGGCGACGAGTGGCACACGGATCTCCACCAGGACTTTGATAATAAAGAAGTCTACATCAAGATGCGCCACGCCTGGCTGGCCGAGCTGGGGGAGCTCCGCAGTCTCACCCGCACCAACACGGATCGCTTCAAGCAGTTTGTCACCGAGGACACCAACAAGTTCACCCCGAAGTATGCCAACTTCGAGGAGCACCATAAGCGCCGCACCATTCTGGTCGGCACGTCCAATCGTATCGGGCAGCCGTACTGGTCGGACGATACCGGGGCGACGCGGCTCTTGCCGGTGGTCTGTGGCAAGGTGGTGCCAGAGGCGGTACTGCAGATCCGCGACCAACTGTTTGCCGAGGCCATAGACGCCTATACCACGACGCGGAAACAGGACTGGTGGCGGATCCATCCCGACGCGCTGGCCGAGCTCACCGCGGCCCGGGAATTGCGGACGGAGCGCAGCAGTATCCACGACGCCCTGGCGACCTGGCTCGATGCCATCACGATAGACGCCGATGGCACACAGCGCTATTGCAACGTGAAGGTCTACGACACGCTCGAGGCTGCGGAGGTGGGGGTGCCAGCCGGCACCCGCAAGACCAGCGTCGAGACGATCCTGCGCATGTATACCGGCCTGGACGTCAAGGACTGGGCTGAGAAGAAACTCCCCCGCGAAATCCCCAAGGTGCTTCAGGCCCTGGGCTGGAGCAAGGCCGGAATACGCCGGCGCCACCCGGTGAGTGGTGAGCGGGAATACCCCTGGTACTTCTTCCCGACGCAGGAGGGGCGATGAGCTGTCCCATCACCGTCCCATGAAAAGCCGGATGGGACAGCTCATCGCCTTACAGCCAGGCGGCTTGTCCCATCTGTCCTATTCTTTTCTCTTAAAGAGTAGTGGAGAGAAAAGAGGGGAGGAGGAGGGGGAGAGAAGGTATACAGGGTGTGGGGGCGGGAGGTATACGCATATATATAAGTACCCCTCGAAAATGACGGGACAGATGGGACAGAGGCTTCTCGCCTTACAGCCAGGCGGCGAAACGCTGTCCCATGTGATGGGACAGCTTCTGACGTGATGGGACAGAAGGCTGGTTTTTCCATAGAAGGTGTCAGATTTCAATACCTTAGGAGGAAGTTAATGCGAATCTATAATGTCTGGAATCCATCGCCCGCCCAGCTTCGTGAGTTGTACAAAGGGCGTCTGCGTATCTGGTGCAGTATTGCTCGGTGGCGCCAGTGGCCTGGCGGGCAGTGGGGCTGGCTCTGGGTCAAGGACGCCCTCTACCCCGAAACCGCTGTGCATTATCTGGTGGCCTTACCGCGTCAGATGCTGTCGATCTATCAGGTGGCCTTTCATGATCCATTCACCCATGCCGTGCGCCGCATGAGCGGGGAGGAGTTTCTGGGCGAGTATCTCACCTGGCCGGTGAATAAGGGCCACCTGGCCCAACAGAGAGAGGAGATGGGACTCGATGCCGCCAAAGACCGTTAAATCCCCCACGCGACCGTTAAATACCGTTAAATCTCGCACCCTGGCCCGCCGCCACACCGAAGAGGAACGCCGCCAGCACCGGCTGGCCTGCGAGGATGCGTATCGCTGGCCGTGCCCCCAGTGTCCCTGTCGCATGAACCTGCGGGCGCTGGGGCGTCCCGCCTGTCTCCACTGCACGCATGTGCATACGAAGGAGGTGTCCCATGAGCACCGCACTGGTGCCCTACTCGACTGAGGTCGACAAAGAAGCCCTGAATCAGGCGATGATGACTGGCGACCTGGGCCAGCTCACCCCGGAAGCACGCCAGAACTATTACCTGGCGCTGTGCCTGTCGAGCGGCCTGAATCCGCTCACCCGCCCGTTTATCGTCATTACCGCCGAGAGCGGCGAAAAGGTGTGGTACGCCACCAAGGAGTGCGCCGAGCAGCTCCGCAAGCTGCACCATGTCTCGATGCGCGTGCTCAGCCGCGAGCACACCGACGATGGGATGTACATCGTCACCGTCGAGGCCCGGTTGCCCTCGGGCCGCGTCGAGGAGGCGCAGGGCATCGTGCCGATGACCAAGCAGAAGGGCACCTGGGAAACCAGCCAGGCCGGGAAGCGCTACTTCAAAGAAGCCCGCTCGACCGATGGCACCCCGCTCACGCAACCGCTCTTTGGCAAGGAGCGGGCCGATGCCTACCACCGTGCCGAGAGCAAGGCGAAACGCCGCGCGACGTTGGCGTTATGCGGCCTGGGACTGCCGGAGGTAGACAACCCCCAGGTGGTGCGCTTCGATCCAAATACGGGCCTGCTAGAGGGCGAAGAAGCGAAACCTGATCGGGTGGCGCGGGCGCTGGCCACGCATGCTGGAGAGGTGGTGGATACGGAGACCGGGGAGATCATCGAGCAGGCCATGGTGCCGGGAGCACTCGACCCGCACGCGGCGATCGGCGAGCTGTTTGACCGGAGTGAGGGCAGACCGGAGGAGGCGAGTGCATGAACGCGGAGCCGACCTTCATCTATGGACGGCTCGCGGAAGCCGTCCATGTGGCAGGCTATACCTTCGAGCGGGCCTGGCAACAACTGGAGTGGTTACTGGAGGAGCGCCGCTGGCAGCAGGTGGGACCGGGCTATACCGACATCAATGCGTTTCTGGCCACCATCACCCTGCCCGAAGGCATCACCCCGGAACGGCGCAAAGCCGTGGCGGCCCAGATCAAACGCCTGCAGCCCGCAGCCAGCCAGCGCAAGATTGCCGGGGTGCTGGGGGTAGATGAGACAACCGTGCGCCGGGACATCGGATCACGCCCTGCGGCACATGCCGCATCCACTCCTCCCGCAGTGAGGAACGACGCCGAGTCGCACGAGGCCACTGCGGCACATGCCGCACCCACCCCCACCGATGGCGCTGCGGTCGCCCGGGAGGCTGCCGCGCGCCACCAGGCGCAGAGCATCCGCGCGGCGCGGCGGGTCGACAAATTGGCGCAACTCGATGACCTCGCCACCCGTGAGGTCAAAGCCCTGGCAGGCGTCTACGATGTGGTCGTGATCGACCCGCCCTGGCCGATGGAAAAGATCGAGCGGGATACCCGTCCGAACCAGGTCGCGTTGGACTACCCCACCATGAATGACGAGCAGATCGCCAGCGCGGTAGAAACCGCCGCTCCCTTTGCCGCTGATTGCCATGTCTGGCTCTGGACGACGCAGCGCTTCTTACCGATGGCCTTGCGCCTGCTGGACCGCTGGCGTCTGGCGTACATCTGCATGTTTGTCTGGCGCAAACCGGGCGGATTCCAGCCTGTTGGCCTGCCGCAGTACAACGCCGAGTTTGCCCTGTATGCCCGGAAGGGATCTCCGGTCTTTGTCGAGACCACGGCGCTGCCGGTGTGCTTTGCGGCCCCGCGCGGCGCCCATAGCGAGAAACCGGAGGCGTTCTATGCCATGGTACGCCGCGTGACCGGGGGGCGCCGCCTCGATATGTTCAACCGCCGTCCCATTGCGGGCTTTGAGGGCTGGGGACACGAAGCTGATGCACGCGTATGAGGAAAGCCGGGCCTTTGCCCAGCAGTTTGATGAGTCCTTACAGGCCATTCTGGGCCTGGAGCTCTATCGCACCGCCAGCTTTCTGGAGGATGTGCGGTATGGCATTGATGGCACAATCAAGATTCTCCGCGTGGCGGAACGCCTCCGCAGCCTCGCCGTCTATCCCCGCTACAAGTTTCAAATCACTCTGCGCTATAGCCGCCCGACTGGGACGGCAACCGAATATCGCAAGCTGCTGGAGGGCACCATGGCCGCGGACATCTATTTTTATGGCTGGGGCGATATCCACAGTCGCGAGATTAAAGCCTATGTGATCCTCAGTGTCCCCGCCTTGCGCACCTGGCTGCGGACCGTCGGCGAGGAGAGCGGGATGATCTTTGTCAATCCCGATGGGACGGCAGGGATTGCCTTTGATCTGCGCACGATGCCGCGCCCCGTGGTGTTGACCTGGAAACGCTTACCTGATGCCCGCCAACTCGACTTGTTTGTGCAACGGTTTACCCATGCTGTCATTGTCTCGTAAAGGAGCCACCCCATGTCCCCTAACCCCTCTCATGACCCCTGTCCCTGGAACGACGAGGCGCTGTGCCCCGACTGCCTCGAGGCTGCCACCCGTGCCGAAGAGGCGCACCGCGAGGCGCTCTATCGCCTGGCGCAAGAGCGCCTGGCCGCCCGCCAGGCCCTCGACCGCCTCGAGCACGGGATGCTCGGCACCCTGCCCCGCCTGACGCGCAGCCAGCTCGCCGAGGCGCTGACCAGTATCGCCGCCGAGCTGCAGGGGATGGTGCTGCTGCTCAGCGCCTGCCCCCTGGAGGAGGATGATGACGATGGCGACTGAGCCGGTCCATCTGCTCCTCGGCCCGCACGGCGACTGGAAGCAGGCGCATGTCGCCTGTGGTGCCCGCTACTTTACGATGGCCTCCTGGGATCTCGGAGACGTGACCTGCCCGGCCTGTCGGCTGGGGAGACAGCGGGTCCAGGCCGGGATGCCCGAAGAGCAGTTGCAGGAGCGGGTGCGCGAGCTGGCCGAACAGTATGGCTGGAGGTACTTCCACGTCTACGACTCGCGGAAGTCGCCCGAAGGCTGGCCCGATACGGTGCTCCTCAAGGGCGAGCGGGCGATTATCGCCGAACTGAAGAGTGCGACCGGCATCGTCACCGAGGCGCAGCACGCCTGGCTCACGGCCTGGGGGCAGGTGCAGCACATCGCGTGCCACGTCTGGCGGCCCGAACATCTGCAGGAGATCGAGACGCTCCTGCGCACCTAGCCCGCCCCCACCCCGTAGCTCGTGGCTGCAGGGGTGTCCGTGCGCCCTGGAGTTCTGCATGACGTGCCCCAGGGTGCGGGGCGGGTGCGAGAAGGCCCGCCCCGCGGGCCTTGCCCCCCTACGCCACGCCACCCGGGGTCCACGACAGCGCGGCGTGGAACTTTTCGGCATAGCCGGCGATCGCGTCGGCGCGGTCGAGGGCGTTGACGATGCGCCGGGCGTTGACCCAATCGGTCAGGGTGTCAGTGAAGTAGTCCGGGAGGCCGACGCCGGTAAAGGTGCCCGTTTCCATGCCGTGAAAGATCACCTGGCAGGCAATCTCTGGCTCCAGCGCCAGATCGGGCTCCGCCACCAGCGGCACGCTGAGCAGGTCCTGCATCTTCTGGTAGTTCTCCTTCCACGTCAATTGCACGTACCCTCTCCCGTAGTAGGTCTGTCCCGTCGAAGGGTCGGGCACGCCGTACGGTTTGCCTGCTCCCCGGCCATACTCGGCAATCGGTTGCATGGTTTTGGCCGTCTCGTGGTAAGTTGTCCCTAAAAGATACGCCAGCCAGCGGTGGTCCCACCCCCGCGCCTCCCCCTCGTCGAGGAGCACGTTCAGGCCATCAACCTGCTCCTGGGTGAGGCTCCCCTGGAACAGACTGGTGCGTACCGCATCAAAGAAATATTTCCGGTGAATGGACATCCCCACACTCCTCATTTCCCCTGGGCACACGTCGCCGCGAGCGCCATATGGGCCTTGTACTCGTCCATGAGTTGCTGGTACAGCAGGGCCTTTTCCTGCCGTAAGTGGCGCATCTCCCCCAGCAGCACATACGCGACCAACCCGCCACTGACCACTGCGATGAGTAAAGAGACGGGGCCTCCTTCCCTGGCGATTTGCAACAGGGTCAGGAGCCAGCCGCGTGGCGTCTCCGGCAGGGCTTCACTCACGATGCGGCTCCGTCTGGTAGCAGCGCCAGGCCAGGTCGACCTGCGCTTTTTGCGCGGCGACGACCTGGTTCCAGAGCGCCTGATTGACCCCATGCACGCGAGCGATCTCCGCGGTAAACCAGTAGATCGAGGCGGCCCACAGCCCCAGGAGAATCATCACCGTCACCGGTGAGGCCGTGCAGAGGGCGGGCCAGATCGCGCCGATCCACCCACGCACATTCTCGGGGGTGGGAGCGACCACAGCTCACCTCCTGGGGGGATGGACGTGGCTGGTACAACACAGGATACAGAGCACCCGCTGCACCCCATACAGACAGCCTGCCGTGAAGACCTGACACACCTCATGGGCGTGCGCGAGCCAGGAGCGGTGACAGACGACACACATGACGATGTCCATACGGCACTCCTCAGAGAATCAGCTTGTAGAGATTCGTACTATGTCCGGTATCCAGAAAGCCACCAATCGCCTCGACGCTCGCCACAGCCGATTGCAGCGCGGCCAGATCGATGTCGTCATGGGGTGGGGCAAAATCCTCCTCGGTCAAGGTGCTGGAGTAGCCCAGGGCGTCATACTGCGCCCGGAGCCCTTCCAGGGTTTCAAAGGTGCGGAGGTAATTGGTGATGGTTTCCCGATAGCGCGAGATCCAGGCCGAGTCTTGGGCCACGGTTATGCCTCCTTTCGGGCGAGCGCGTAGGCTCGCAGCGTGGGTTGCGGGATGGTCGCCGCGTCGATGACTCCCAGCACGGCTTCCGTCTGCTTCAGCAGGCTCTCCAGGTCGCGCAGCCGGTTGGCCAGATCGGCGTTGACCAGCCACTGCGGCATCGTCTCCAGGGTCGGGGCGGGTGGCGGCTCCTGGCCTTCCTCCACCGGGGGCTGGGCCGCCAGGGCCAGATCCAGCGCGTACTGCAAGGCAATCTCCTGCTGGTCGTCTAAGATCACGGTATACGTTGCCATCTAGGGCTCCTCACTGCGCGGGCGAATCACCCCGGCTTCCAGATCAATCACGTACTGCTCCGCGTCCGCCGTCCCCACATACTGCGCGAGCGTTGTGCGGATCAGCGCCTCCCGGCTCGTATTCAGGGTGGTGAGCTGCATTTGCGCCTGGAGTTGCGCCAATTGGAACTCCAGGTGCGCGACTTTGATGCGGAGGAGTTCGACTTCACTCAGCGGTTGCGTCTGCTGGTTTACGGACATCAGGCACTCCCTTCATCCCTGGCGGGTGGCTCCGTGGGGAGTTCGAGGCTCTCTACACGGCCATCTTCATGACGGACAAACAGGCGGGGTCGTCCCAGGGGATCATCAGCAATCCAATACTGGATGGCATCAGTCGGATGGGGGCGCGGGGCATGGCCCGGCCTCAGTCTTGGCGTGTCGTTCGTGTGTTCCTGTGGCATACCGTTCTCCTTCTGTTAGCCCACGGTCCAGGTGCCGATCATCGCGACGGCCATCCACTGGCTGGGGTTGACCGCCACCAGGGTGATCGAACCATAGAGCGTCGTGGTTTCGACGTAGCCTGCCGTGGTGCTCTGCCCCACGCCCGCGACACGAATAAAATCCCCCGTAAACGCCCGCACCCGCACCCCGGAGGCTCCGCTATACAGGCAGACGGTATAGACCAGGCCGGCCACGGCGGAGGGGAGGTTGACCTGGGCTTTGGCACTGGCATTGTTGGAGGCCAGCAGTGCATTGGACTCCTCTGCCGTGAGCACATACGGCGCGGCTTCGGTCCAGGTCGTGCCGCTGATAACCGGCAGACGGGTATACAGGCCATTGCCGATGCGGGTAATCACCCCATCTTCCGACCGGAAGTGCCAGGCGGTGGTCCCGGCCACGCCGTTGAGGTCTTCCACCCAGGCTTGCGCCGCATCCGTGGGCGTATTGGTCGGGCCAGAGCCCTGCCCGAGCGCGAGGGCGTTCGTCGCGCTCGCACCGGCTGTCGTGGTGCCGACGACTAAACTCCCCAGATACGTCAAGCGCATGGCCTCGATGGGCGTCGCCGTCCCCAGCGGCGTCAAGCCCCACACCAGTTCACTGCCCAGGTCGGTGCCGGTATGAGCACTGATCGCCCGACAGCGGAAGTACCCGGAGAGCGCCCCTGGGTCGGCAAGCCCGGCGTCATTGGACCAGAACTCCACGCCACCAATGACGCTGCCACTGGCGATATTGACCCGTTGCGAGCCGAGGATGAGTTGCCCGGTGAGCACATCGGTATTCTGGACATGCAGCGGGGCCAGGGCCACGACGCCACTGGTGAGCCCCACCCCGACAAAGCCATTGCTGCGGATCACGACGGGTTCAATCGGGGTCGTCGTGCCAGCGGGCGTGACCCCGAAGGAGAGTTGCGTCCCCAGGATGCCTGGGCTATGGGTCTGGGAGGCCACGCCACGCACGTAGGCCGTCATCTGCCCTGGACTGGGCAGACTCGTATCGTTGCTCCAGAACTCGACCCCGCCAAGGACGTTGCCGCTCACGATGGCTGTTCGCTGCGAACCCAGGATCAGTTGCCCGGTGGTGAGATTTTCGTTGGTCACATGCATCCGACTCTGCGGGTCGCTCATACCGATACCGACCCACCCGTTCTGGTCAATCCGCAGCCGTTCAATAATCGCCGCGGTGGCCGGACCAGCCGTATAGAAGACCAGGCGTCCTCCGGCCCGCCCCTGCGCGTCCATGCCATCCGTGACCGTATCAATGCGGCCCAGGGTCGCCCAAATATCTGCCGTATCGGTATTATTGCGGACATACCCTTGCATTTGCAGGAGGCCGACATTATCCCCGGAGACCAGACGCGCTGGCGTACTGGCGGTGCCACGGGACTTGCGGAAGAGCAGATTCATCCCCGTGGCATTGGCATCCCCCCGCTCGAAGTAGACCGTCGGGTTATACACGTGGAAGTTCCCCGCCGGAGCCGTCGTGAAAAAGCCCACCATAGCCCCGATGACGTGCTCGACCCCAGTCTCATCGCGGATATGCAGGGAGGACGCACCCGCTGTCCCTGCCACATCAGCGGCCCAGAGTTGCACGGCATCGGCTGGCGAGGTGGTCGGGGCGGTGCCGTTGCCCAGGGCGAGGACTTTTCCCGCGCTGGTGCCAAAGGTGTTGGTGCCAATGCCGATGTTGCCGGTCACCCCCTGGAGACTCAGATGCGCCGTAAAGGTTATCCCGTCGGCGGTACTCATGGCCCCGAGATCCAGGCGGGCACTACTCTGGGCAAACACCTGCATCACGCCCCCCTGGATGCCAAAGCCGTTGCGCTGGGTGGCCAGGCTGCCATAGAGCAGCAGCTTTTGCCCCACCCCGGTGGCCAGGGTAAGTTGGGCCGTCGCATCGGGCGCAATCCCAATGCCGAGCCGGCCATCACTGCTGGTCGCCATGCCGGGCACCGCTTCCATGGTCTGCCCGCCGCTGGCATAGCGCGCCACGCTGAGCGCCGTGCCCGCCGGCACCTTGGCAGCTAGGCCTGCCGGGGTGACCGCCCGGGTGGCGTCGGTGCCGGTGGTGGTTTCGGCATTGGTGGCCAGTTCGACCATCCCGGCATTGCCGGTGGAGGCGATGGGCAGGGCAGCCAGGCGTTGGGCCAGGCCCTGCGGGGTGACCGCCTTGCTATGGTCGATGCCGGTATTCACGTCGTTAAAGGAGGCGAGCTGGAGGATACCGCTGACCGTTTCGCTGGCCGCCGGGGGCGTCACCGTGGCCAGCCGGGTGGCCAGCTTCAGGGGCGTCACGATGCGCAGGTCATCGGTGCCCGTGCTCACCTCCCCCTGGGTGGCCAGCTCGGCAATGCCCGCCACCGTTTCGCTGGCCGCTGGGGGCGTCACCGTGGCCAGGCGTTGCTGCAGCTTGAGGGGCGTCACCGCCTTGGTGTCGAGGCTCCCCGCGGTCACTTCACTCTGGGTCGCCACGCCGATGAGCCCCCAGCGGCTCTCGGTCGCGGTGCGGGCCACGAGCGTCGCCGCGGTCACCGCCTTGGTGCCCTCGCTCCCGGCCAGCACCTCGGCCTCCGTGGCCAGCAGGATGAGCCCCCGCGTGCTGGTGGAAGCGTTCGGGAGGTTGTTGATCTTGTGCTGCAGGGTGGCCGGGGTGATGGCCTTGGTGGTCTCGGTCCCCTGGTTGGCCTCGAGATTGGTGGCCAGGGCGATGAGGCCCGTGCGCGTGTCCAGCGCCGTCCGGCTGGTGAGCCCAGCCGGCGTGACCGCCCGCACGGTATCGGTCCCGCCCTGGACCTCGGCGACCGTGGCCAGCTCCACCACCCCGGCGACCGTCTCGCTGGCCGCTGGGGGCGTCACCGTGGTCAGGCGTTGCTGCAGCTTCAAGGGGGTGACGATCCGCGCATCGTCGGTGCCACTGGTGACCTCGGCCTGGCTGGCGATCTCGGCCACGCCGCTGCGCGTTTCCGTGGCCGTCCGGCTGGTGAGCCCGGCGGGCGTGATCGCCCGCGTCGTATCCGTGCCCGCCTGCACCTCGCCCGGGGTGGCCAGCTCCACCACCCCGGCGACCGTCTCGCTGGCTGGCTCGACCCCCGGGAGGGCCGCCAGGCGCTGCGCCAGCTTGAACGGCGTGACCGCCTCGGTATCGCTGACGCCAGCGGTGACTTCCGCCAGCGTCGCCAGGGTGAGCACGCCAGCGACCGTCTCGCTCGCGGCCGGCAGTGTCCCGCCCGCGCCGCCCGTGACGGTCGGGTAGAGATCCGCCCCATCGCAGAGCAGGAGCGCCCAGGTCGCCGCGTCGAGGGTGACCCCGGTGCCAGTTGGCGGGCGCAGGGTCACGGCCTCGGTCAGCGTGTTATGGACCAGGTAGCGCCGGGCTTTCTGGGGCACGATCACCGTATGCGGCCCTGTGGCCGTGCTCTCGAGCACCAGGGCGCCAAACTTGGCCTCGCCGGTCACCCCATCACTCAGGGTATACTCTCCTCCAGGGAGCGTGAGGGTGAGTACCCCGGCCACCTGGGCATCGAGGGTCCACAGCCCATCGTTGACGACGACCTCCCGGTTGGGCGCCCCCACCTGCATGTAGAGGAGATCAAGATTTGGAGTGGCAACCTCGACCATAAGAGCCTTCTTTCTCCCTAGAGGAGTCCGCGATGCGTGTGTTGGTCCTTCTCGTCCTGCTCAGCCTCACCGGCTGTGCGGCCTATCAGAACACCCTGGAGGGCGTCGTCCGCCAGCGCGAAGCCCGCGGGATCTGTGCCACGCCGCCCTGTCCGTATGGTTCCTGGCGAGGCTACTCGTCCTATGGGCTGCGGCGGTATCGCTACTAGCCGTTCACCAGGCGTGTGTCACGCCCCCAGCCGTAGTTGCCCCGCTGGCGCACGCTCCAGGTCACGGTCGTCTGGGCCGTGCCGAAATCGGCCACCTGCATGGCCTCGGTGTAGACCCAGGTGAGACGGGTGCTGACGTCGGCCGCCAGCGCCACGGTCTGGCTGCGCACCACGGTGGCGTCGTCCCAGATGCGCACCTGGTAGCTGGTCACGTCGCTGTCGGCGACGATCTCGTCGTTGTCGCTCGTCCACAGGCTGTTAAACCGCGCCCGGTGCCACCACCCCAGCTCCCAGTCCGTCCCCATCAGCACCGCGCCGGGATAGGCGACCTGCCAGGGCAGGAGGTTGGCGGCCTGTGGCGTGTGCGGGATGGCCTCCGCATCGGTCAGTCCCTGGCCGGCGCTGACCGCCTTGTAGTCGGCCTCGACGCCCCGGTCGCTGAGGGGTAAGGGCAGCAGACGCACCCCGGCATCGAGCAGGACAAACACGTCGCCGTCGGCATGCGTGGCGACCGCCCACTCGGTGCCGCGTCGGCCGCGCAGCAGGCGTCGGAGTTGGTAGGTGCCCGTGCTCACCAGCTCGGCCCGCCCGAAGTGCAGCAGTTCGGGACCGATGACGCACAGATTCGCCCCGTTGAACAGGTTGCTGTCGGTGACACTGCGCAGTTGGCCGTGGGTGAGGCGCACCGTCACGACGCTGGTGTCGTCGAGCAATGCCGGGTTGGCTGCCGGGAGCAGGCTCGCCGTGCCGGTAATCCCCTGTATGGTCGAGACGTCCAGGCGTTGATAGTCGACGTGCTCCGAGGCCCGCCACAGGCTCGCCCCGCGCCAGGTGCCCCGCGTCGCCTGGTAGACGACGTGGTAGCGGCTGGCCACGTCCTGCGGCCCCAGGGCCGGGAGGTGCAGGAACACCGGCGTGACCGTGGCGACGTAGCTCGGGGGTTGATCGTGGCTCGGCGGGTCACTGGGTTGCGGCACCCACTCGTCGAGCACCGCTGTGGAGTTCACGGTCCCAGTACACCGCAACAGCCCGGGCCGCCCATAGGCGACTTCGGTGAGCAGGACCGGGTACGTGAGCCCCCGGATCTCGACGTCGACCAGATCGCCTGGCTCGATACGGGCATACCGCCGGGTGGTGGCAAAGCGCAGCGACGTCCGTTCGAGGTGCATCCGGTCCATGGTCTCCTGGGCGATGCGTTTGGCCTGCTGCGGCGTGAGGCCGATCAGCACGTTGAGGGTGCGTTCATTGGCTCGTGCGGTGTCGTCGCGCCCGGGGACGATGCTGGCCCGCTGGGTGTTTTGCTGGTAGCTCTGCTGCGGGTCGATATAGAGCACCTGGATGGCCGTGGGCATCTGCAGCTCGGGCAGGCGCAGCACCAGCGCCCCGTTGGGCCCGCTGTCCTCGGTGGCCAGCAGGTCGGTGGCCGGGATGGTGGCCGCCTGCACCGCCTGGCTGCGCGGCAAAAAGCGCAACACGCCGTTGGACTCGATGGGCAGGAGCTGGTAGGCACGACAGAGCATCTCCACCGGGATACGGGCCGCTTCGATGTTCAGGAGCCCGAGAATGATCGGCGTGTCGGGCACCTGGCTGGTGTCGATGGCGTTGGCCGGAATCCCCGCGGCCCGACACAATGTCGTAAGCACTTGCGGCAGATTGGCGCTACTCGGCACGCCCTGGATCTTGAGGTCGGGATGGACTTTCAGCACCTGCTGGGCCGGGTTACACAGGGCAAAGACGCCTCCGTCCGTGGGGTCAGCCTCGAGATGCATCGGGTGCGCCGGGAGGCGCACCAGCCGTTGCCCGCCGCTCGTGTCGATCCGGGTCAGACGATTCTGCGCCCAGTCAACGACCCAGACGCGCCCGGCGTCGGCAGGCACCAGCACGGTATAGCCGGGGTTCTGGACGATACTCGTATACACACTTTCGCGCACCAGCATCGCCCCGCTGGCGGCGTCGTGGCGTACCGTCTCGGTCAGCCCCGCGACCCACACCTGGCCCTCCGTATCGACGGTGACGTAGCGGGCATTGTCGGCACTCGGATAGCGCTCGAGGAGGGTGCCCGCGAGGTTGTAGGTGCGCACCTCGCTGTCGTGCGGGATGGGAATCCACAGCTCATTGCGGGTCGGGTGCCAGCACAGATCGTAGACCACCTCGGGGAGCTGGGCCGTGGCCAGCGGCGTCCCCGCCGGGGTGAACAGATTCAGTTGGCCCAGGTAGCCCAGGATAGCCACCCCACTCGGCCAGGCCGCCAGGCGAAAGTAATCGTTGTCCTGACTGAGCGGGATGGTGGTCGGCCCCCCGGTATCGGCGCGCACCAGGTAGCTCACCTCGTTATCGTAGTGGAAGCCGCCCGTAAAGACCGTCTCGCCCACGAACACCAGGTTGCCGATGAGGCTGAAGCCGACCGGGAAGCTGGTGACGTCGCCCGCCTCCGTGACCCGCCACAGGGCGTAGGCATCGGACGTGGCCGCCCAGGTGATGTGGGCCGGGCTGATCCCCAGGGCCACGCCGCCGCGCCACAGGAGCGGTTTGTCCGGATCGAGGAGCACATTCGGGGCGGTCGGCGCCAGGGTCGCTGGGTTGCGCCCGCGCAGGCGCGTCGCCTGGTCGAGAGTGCGCAGGTCGCCGGTGCCCGGGTCACGGGCCAGCGCGATCAGCGGGGTGGCGGTGGCCCCCGCGTCGCCCTGATAGACCTCAAACGTATAGTTGGGCACGCGGCCGGTGACGCCGAGGTCGACCTGGTGGCCGACCACGTAGCAGCGGTAGCGATAGGCCGGGGTGTTCTCGGGGCCGATCTCGGCCATGATCGTCTCGTCCTGGCCCTGACTCGCCGTCCCTGGATAGAAGGTCCACTCGGGGGGCAGAGGGGTGGTGACCTTGTTGTCGTAGATGACCGTGCCATCGGCCCAGATCTTGCTGATACCACGCATCGGCCCGGTGAGGCGCGTGTCGCAGAGCATCACGGCCAGATCGACGGTGTAGGTGTAGGTCAGGTTGATCGTCTGCGGCCCGCCGCCCTTCCCCCCGGGTGGCTCCACCACCTCGCGGTGCTCGTGGCGCAACTTGTCGCCGATCCAGATGACGTTCCCCGCCAGGCGGTAGCGCTGGAACACCTGCGGGATGGCGCCCCCATAGCCACTATCCTGGATAAAAATCCGGCTGAGCTGGTCCTGCTCGAAGATCTGATCGGGAGCCGTCGATGTATCGTAGAGTGCCCCAGCCAGGCCGCCGACCGTGCCGCCAATACTGGCGCCCAGGGACAGCCCGGCGGGAACCGACAGGCCGCCGGTGGGAATGGCCAGGATGAGCCCCACCACCGCGCCCACGACCATCCCGGCCAGGGCGCCGGTACTCTGGCCGCTCATGCCGCCCCGCTCGTTGGTGAGCAAATGTGCGGCGCAACCCCCCTGCTTTAGCTGTGGGGTCAAGCCGCACTGGCTCTGCAAGAGCCACATCTGCCAACGGTACTTTGTGTGGTTCGTGTCCATAGTTGTTGGGTACAATGTCTCTAGTTCTTTGAAACTCGACATAGGGCGTTGGTGCAGGAAGTCTGCACCGTAAAATGTTGAACGCCAGAGACCAGTTGCTTCATCTGCCACCATGCTTGCCATGGTCGCTGCAACGGATAGTCCGTTTCCTCCAAGGGAGAGCAGATGCAAGAGCACTACAAGCGGCTCTGCTTGGAACTTGCAGGCGATTATCTTGGGTCAACACCCCGAACTGAACCGCATCTCCTCTCCGGAGGAGTCGCGAGGGAAGCGGGACGGTAAGGTGGAACGATGTGCTTCGGGTGTGGGAGCTATACATCTTTCCTCCGGGCCTGGAATGGGCCACGAGATGCACGGCGACGTGCAGTCCGGAATCCCCCGGATTTATCCGTGGGGAGGTTCAAGTAGCCGGTCATAGGCCCCCCCGGAGGCAGGGGGTACTGCGCCGCCAGGCTGGCATAGCGCTGCCAGGCTGGCGAGAAACGCTGCCGCAGCACGCGTTTGGCGGTGAGGGCGTGGACGATCTCGTCATCCGGCAGGAGCAAGGCACAGTGGCCATGCGACGGCCAGCCGCGGAAGCGAAAGAACAGTATGTCGCCCGGAGAGGCGACCGCGGGGGCGATGGGGCGAGCCCCCATGGCCACTGCAGTGGTATAGAGGCGTTCACTGCTATCCGACAGGTGCCAGGCCGGATGGTACGGTGGGGGCCGGTAGGTGCGGTCGATCAAGCCAAGGGCTTGGCCGACGCCGAGCAGGAAGTTCACGCAGTCGACCCCGACGCCCTTCACGCACGCCTGATCGTGAAACGGCGTGCCCACCCAGGAGAGGGCCTCAGCGCAGAGCCGTTCGGCCCAGGGGTGCGGCGTGGTATCATAGGCTACCGGAGCATAGCGATGGCTATCTGTTGGCATCTCAGCCTCCTTCGCCCCCTTCGTCTGTCCCGCCATCCCCGCTGTCCTCGCTGCTGCCCCCGCCGCTGTCGTTGTCCGGGTTGCCGTCTGGGGGTTCCGGACGGGGCGGTTGTGGAGCCGCCTGAATGTCGTTACTGTGTAATTTATCCACCCCAGGTACATGCGGCTCGCCGCCAAAGTTGGCCACGTTGTCGTAGGCGATGCAGGTCGGCAGGCGCTTGTCGCACCCGGCAATGGCGCGGTACTGGTCGCCCGTCTCCATGGGGAAGGGCAGCGGGCGATTGAGCGTGAACTGGTGGTTGCTCCACAGCCGGATATCGGTCTGGCGGCCGGCATTGCGGCCGGTAAGGAACTTGATCTCGCCGAAGTTGAACACGTTGTTGGCCACCTGCAGGTCGGTGTCCCGCCCGTGCAGATGCGGGTCGTTGCCCACGCCGGTGAGCGTCCCGAGATACGTCAGGGCGGTGAGATCCTTGGTGCAGAAGCTATCCCCGAATCGGTAGCGGCAGGTGGCCGAATAGACGGCCCCGAGACGCGTGCGCAGGCGCTGCACGAGCCCAAGAATCTCGGCCTGGAGCTGCTGCGGGCGGCGTTGCACCTCCCCCAGCCAGCCACGCCGCAGGATGTTGACCGTGGTCCCGTTGAGGGCGGTCGGCGGGTCGGCCCAGTTGTACTCCCCGATCACGATCTCGGCGTCGTCCCAATCGCCGCTTTGCAGCTCGGCCTCGGCCTCGGGCCCCATAAAGGCGGCCACGTCAATCGTGTTGCCCTCGAATTCGCTGGTGCTATCGGCGCTGGACATGGCCAGCCCGCCGGCCGCGTAGAAGGTCACGCCATCGGCGGTGAAATCCTGGTCGGCATCGGTGATGCCGACACTCGTCCCATCCACGCGGGTCACCTTCCAGAACGTCGCCAGGGTGGTGGTGGCCCGGGCATACTGGGCTGCCAGACTGGCCACAAAGGTTTTCATTTACCCTTCTCCCTGTGCGTCAATGCGCACTTCCAAGAGCTGGACGCTCTCCCACGAATAGGCGTCTACGCTCACGTAGGTCAGGCCGCTCAGATCATCGATACTCAGGCGCACCGGCACATCGAATTCCCCGCTGGCCCGGATCAGTACCCCGGCTGCCGGGGCCGGGGTGATGGTCACCACGCCGGTCATGGTGTTCACCGTAAAGCCCACCACGGGCACGTTGTTGGCCGTCACCGTCACCGTCCCGGCGACCGGCTTGGTCAGTACCCGCTGGTAGCTCTGCGTCGCCACGGTGTAGGTTTTAACCAGGGAAAAAGCCGTGGTTGTGCCATCGCCCTGGCCGATCACCTCATTGGTAAACGTAGAGTCGAGCACGTCCTTGAACCGAAACGCGTTGAGCTGCCCCTGCGCCACGGCATAGAAGAAGGCGATAAACGCCTGCGTCTCCTCGGTGGTGCGGTGCCGTAATCCCACTTCCCAGCGGCCGCGGGCGAGCGACCAGTTGGCGTTGCGTTGTTCCATGCCGCCAACGCTCTGCACGATGTCGGTGCTGAAACCGGGCCCACCGCTGGCGCCGTAGGCGATCTGCTCGGGAAAGCGCACGTCCACCCACGGCATCGCTAGCTCCTCTGGCTGCTGCGAAAGGCCGCCAGCATCTGCCGTTGCACCTCCCCCTTGGATTTGACGAAGCTCGCCGCGTCAGGGGTCTGAATGTAGAAGTTCTGCACCACGGCGCCGCGCTGCGTCCCGCTCGCACTGGTCATGGTCGCCTCGCCCGGCAGGCTGCCGGTCGTCCCCAGCAGGGCACTCGGGAGCGGCCCGCCAAACTGGCGCCCCGGCAGCCGAGCGCGAATGGCCGCCCGACTGAGCGGGTGCGAGGTGGGAAAGACCATGCCCCGCCCGCCCCGGCTGACGAGGGCTTCTGGCCCCGCCTCGCCCACCAGGGTCACCCCGTGGCGCAAGGGCCCGCCGGTGGCGCTGGTGAGGAAACTGGTGCCACTGGCGGTGGCCAGCTCAGTGGTGCCGGCCGGCAGGTTCACGCCCGCAAACAGGCCGAGCGCCTGCAGGCCGAGCTTCAGCCCGGCCTCGACCCAGCTCCCCATCTTCGGCTGCAAATATTGCTGTTGGAGCACCCGCAGCAGATCCCGAATGATGCTATCGGCGAAGTCGCGGAAGACAAACTTCCCGGTCTCGGTCACCTGCTCGATGGCCCCGAGGACGCTGCTGCTCAGGGTGTCACCAATCTCCTGCAGGGACTCGGCGGTTTTTTTGGCCTCCTCCTGCTGCTCTTGCAGGTTGAAAATGGCGTCGAGCATGGAGATTTTCAGGTCTTTGTAGGCTTGATCGACGTTCTCGATGCTGACTTCCCACTTGGCGAATTCCCGATCATCCAACACCAGCCGCATCATGTCGGCCCGCAGGGCGAGCAGTTCCTCCTCGCGCCCGCGCAGGCGGTCGGCTGACTGGACCAGGTCATCGCGGGTCTGCACCTCGAAAGGCAAGAGGGACCGCCGTTCGCCCGTGGTGGGATCGGTAAATCTGCCGCCACGCACATCCATCAGGTTCGCGGCGCTGGTTTGTTCAATGACGCGATTGAAGAGCTGGATCTGCTGCTCCAGCGCCTGGTTTTCCTGGGCAATGGCCTGGGCTTGCCGCAACCCGGCATTGGCCGCATCGCGTTGCGCCTCGGTCATCAGCCGCCGCCCCATGAGCCACTGCTCCATCGCCTCGCGGCCCTGGCGCAGTTCGACATTGCGGGCGTGCAGACGTTCCCGGTTGTCCAGGTCGGCCTCGCGCTCGCGCTGCACGATGGCTTGCTGTTTGCGGGTGGCCTCCTCCTGATCCTGCAGTTCGTCGCGGATCTGCTTCTGGCGTTGCTCCCGTGTGGCGATCTCCTGGGACAGAGTCCGGAACTGCGCCTCGAGAATGGGCCGGCTGCCAGCCTGGGCATCGGTCAGAGCTTTGAGCTGGTCGACGACCTCGCCCTGGCGGTCGCGCAGCACCTGGAGTTCACTGCTGAGGCGCTCGACTTCCGGCTGGGTGCGCTTGAGGCTCTCCTGAAAGGCTTTGAAGCTCGCCTCGGCTTCCTGATTGAGACGGATGAGCCGATCCTGCGCCACTTCCCCCGGGATCGCGCCGCCCCCCGGGATCTCCCCCGCGGCGCTCTCCGTCGCCAGCAGGGCGGGGCCGGCGAGGCGGGCGGCCACCTCGGTCGGGGTGGGACCGCCGCTCGGCACCCCGAGTCCCCGCCGATTCGCCGCCTGCACGGCACGGAGCTGTGCCGCGGTGAGCTGATCCAGATCCTCCTTCGCGGCCCCGGTCGTCTTGTGAATTTCCTCGCGCAGCTTCTCCAAGCCACTCTGCGTGTTGAACATCCGCGCCAGGAACGTCGAGAGGCTATTGGCCGCCTTGTCCCAGGCCGAGACGAACGGCCCGGCGACGGTGGCGCTGATCTCCTTCAGGGTATTGGCCAGGCGCGTGCTGCCCGCCCCAATGCGCTCCATGGCGGGCCCGGCTTCTTTGTTGAGCTGTTGGGCAAATTTCACCACGAACTGATCGCTGACCACCTTGCCCTGCTCGAGGAGCTTCCCGAGGGCCTGGGTGGTGGTGCCCATGGCCCGCGCTGCGATCTGAAACGCCCCTGGAAGCGCCTCACCGAGTTGTTGGCGCAGCTCTTCACTGGAGACGGTGCCTTTGCTCACCATCTGCTGCAAGGCCAGCAGGGCGCGGGTGGTCTGCTCACTCGTGGCCCCGGTGCGGGCCATGGCCGCCACGACCGATTCAAACACCTGGCGAGCCCGTTCGCCCTCGATGCTCGTCCCCTGGGTGGCCGCCGTAAACGAGGCGTAGGTGCTGGCCAGGCTGGCAATGTCGACCCCGAGCCGTTGCGCCAGGTTGGAGACGTTGCGAAATTCCGCCGCCCCCTCACTGGCCGAACCCGTGGCGGCGGTGAAGCGGTTGCGCAGGTTGATCATCTCGACCGCCGTTTGACTGGCCTGGCGGGTGAGGTTGCGCAGGCCGGTGATGGCGCTGGTCACCGCTCCGATGGCCGCGCCCCCGACCACGCCGCCAATCGCCCCCTGCAGCAATCCCGACACCCCGCCGCCCATGGTCGCCCCCAGCAGGCCACGGACGCCCTGACTCTGCTGCGCCGCCACCGCCTGCTGGGCTGCGCTGGTCGCTTCCCGGGTGGCGCGGGCTTTCTCGCGTAAGGCGGTGGTGGCGTTGCGGGCTTCCCGGGCTTCCGCACTGAGGGCCCTGGCCTGTTGATCGAACTGGCGGGCGATCTGGGGATTGCCGGCTTCCCGGGCTGCCCGGGCCTGGTCGCGCAGGCGAGCGGCGGCCTGGGACGCCTCCCGCGCCTGGGTCTGCAGCGCCCGGCCCTGCTGCTGCACGGCTTTCGTGGCTTCCTGGCTCTGGCGCGTGAGCTGCTGCTCCTGCTGCACCAGTTGCTGCATACTCTGCCGCGCCTGGCTCGTGCCCTGCACCAACTGGCGGGGATCGACCGCCAGCCCTACGGTATAGATATCTTCAGCCACGGGCTGCGTGCTCCCTATCCCTGCCGTTCGCGGTCTTTGCGCTCATAATAGGCACTCCACAGCATCAATTCGTCGTAGGGCAAGGCATCGATCTCGGCCAGCGTCTTGTGCAAGGCCTCGGCTAGACTGAGTCGGTAGAGGAGGAAATGGTCGCTGGCGAGTTTTTTTTGGCCTCGTCCTGATCCATCGCCTCGCTCATGGCGTTGACGATACGCAGGATGACCCGGTAATTCGCTTCGTGCATTAGGGCGTGCAGGTCGCCCCACTGGAACAGCGGCTGCCCATGCGCGTCGCGGGCCTTGGCAATCAGCAGGGCGAGGTTATAGTCGGCGTTGGTTTTCGGGTCACGGGCCTGGACCGCCTCGCTCTCGGCGGGCGTGAGCGGGGTATAGTAGACGACGAAGTTGTAGTCGTCGGTGGACCACTCGGGGACGGCGATTTCGCGCAATCCATGCGTCTGGAAGGCTTGCCGGACAAAGTCGATGGGACGCATAGGTATCCTTTCTAGGCCACGTCGAATGGCTCGGTGTACTGCGGGGTGATGGCCGCGCTGGCCTGCTCGAAGCCCTCGGTGTAGCGCAGCGCCAGGTCGTCGCCGGGGCCGATGGTCGCGGGCACAATGGGGACGGCCTGCATCTGGTTGGTACTCTGGAACGTGGCCGCGATGGTCACCAGATCCTCGCCGGGCGAGGTGACCGCCAGGGTGGTGAGCACCGCGGCCCCATACAAGGTTACCGGGCCGTCGGGGGAGACGCTGAACGACACGGCCACCACCTGGCCAGCGGGCTTGGCCTGGGTAAAGCGGTCCAGCAGCGCCTTCTGGTCGGGATCGTCATAGTCAAAGAGCCCCTCGAAGCTGCCCTCCCACTCCACCAGCCCGGTGCGCCGGGTGCGGGCCGTCTGGCCCTGCACCGTGACGTCGAGCATGTGCAGGGTGACCGTGGCCACCCATTGGCGGGTCTTGGCGATGCTGTGGTTTAAGAAGGTGAGCAGCGCCCCGGCGTCCCAGGCCACCTCGGACGCCGGGGTAAAGGGCACCCCGATGAGGGTATCGTTGCTGGCCAACACGGTCGTGGTGACGGTATAGACCTGGGGGTCGCCGTTCACCCGAAAGCGGTCGCCGGGGAGCAGCACGCCGGTGAGGGGCGTGCCCTCCACATCGCAGGTGGTGGCCCCGAGGGGCACCGCCGTCTGGAGCCTGGCCGCCCCGCTCACGTAGCCTCCCAGGCTCACAAAACCGTCCATGCCGCGATAGGTCGTCATGCCCGGAGCCTCCACTGGTCCACGCGCACGTCCAGGTCGACGGTATCGGCACTGTTGGAGATGAGGGCCAGTCCCTCCCCGACACTGGTCGTCGGCAGCGTCCCCAGGGGATGGACAACATCATGCACCACCGTCAGATCGCTATAGGTGACGTTGCTGCCGCGGCGCACAATAAACCGGATGCCGCTGTACAGGGCGTTCACCTCCCACTCCAGCTCAAAGGTGCCCACCTGCCCCTTGGCCACGGCCGGGGTGAGGGCGTCGGACCAGATGGCGGTCGGGAGCGGGTAGGCCAGGGCAGCCTCAAAGGCCACCAGATCCAGGGTGGTGATGCCGGTTGCAGCGCGCAGCCCGAGGCAGAGGGCATAGCACGTTTTGCCACCGCTGTTGACCATGTCCCGGTGGCTTTGCAGGCACAGCAGGGCCAGGTAATGCGCCCCGCCAGCATCGGTGGTGTAGGTGCTCTCCACCCGCACACAGCAGGCGAGCGCCCCATGCAGCACCCCGAGGGGGGTCAAGACGCCTCCGGCCTTGGGCACCAGGTTGTCGCGCCAGCCATTGGCCGCCGGCACGGTCCCGCGCATGAGCCGCAGATGTCCCATGCCGACCAGGGACGGACTGGTCGCAATGGCCACGGTCGACCCGGCATTGAGGCGGTAGATATCCCAATCGGCCAGCGCCATGATGCGGCTCCTCTAGCTCCAGGTGATGACCCACGGCCCATTGGCCATAAACGACACCGTGGCTTCCACAATCGCCCCGAGGGCGGAGGTAATCGGGAAGGTGGTGAGCACCGCGCTGGCGATCTCGATGTACTTCGGGTCGTTATCAAACCACAGCCGCAGGTTACTGACCGCGCCATTCGGCTTCGCGCCGGTAAACTTGTCGAACAAGACCTTTTGCCCGATGGTATCGCCGTAATCAAAGCGCATCGTAAATGACCCCGAGCCATCGACCAGGCCAGTCCGTCGGGTGCGGTACGCCTCCCCCACGACGGTGGTTTCCAGCACCTCGAATTCGGCCTGAAACGTCCACTGCGTGATCTGCGCCACCAGGTCGGTCGCCAGGCCGACCGTGCCATCCATCCCCCGGTAGGTTGCCATTACTCGCTCTCCTCAAGGGTAAAGTTGACCGTCAACACCAGGGTGTACCAGCTCATCTGCCAGCCGGTGTCCTGCGGCCCGCTCATCACGTCGCAGCGCACGCCCCCGGTGTTCATCCGGTTGTACAGGGGGCGGATCTGGTCGGCCAGGCGCAGCACCGGCCCATCGCCCTCGCCCTGCGGGGCATAGAGCGTCAGACGGAACTGCCCCGCGATGGTGTTCAGCTTAGGCGGGTGCATCGTGCTCGGCGTGCCCTGCCCCCAGCGAATCTGGACCTGCACCCACAGCGTCTGCGGGGGAGGCCGAAAGTCGGCATTGGGCCACCACACCGGCAGGGCGGGGAGGCCCTGCGCCAGGCGCTGATAGAGCGTGCTCGCCGCCTGCGCCAGGGTGGTCATGCCGCGGCCTGCGTCGGGCTGGCCTGGATCGCCTGCACGATGGGGCCAATACTCGTCCCGAGGTCGGCGACCACTGGTCCCACCACCCCCTGCGGGGCCTTGGGACTTTTGCCCGCCTCAATCGCCTGGCTATAGGGCAGACTGTTGGTCAGATACACGATCTGGCCCAGGTCCATCGCCGGCAGATGCGGCGGGGTGGTCGGGGCGGGCGTCGGGGCCCCGGGCGTCCCGGCCTGCCCAGGCTGGCTCAGGTTTGGCGACCCCACGCCGAGCGCCCAGTTACTCCGGTAGCGCCCGGTGCGCACCACCGGGGCGAGAATGCCCGGCGAGTCCATCAGCACCAGCTTGGACCAGGCCGTGGTCACCACCTCGAACTGGAACTGCCGCAGACGCTGGGTGATCGTGTTGACAATCTGCTCCTGGCCCGCTTTGCCGACAAAATACGCCACTTAACGCTCCCTTCGGTCGCAATGGAGAATGGAGAATGGAAAATGGATAATGCTCAGAAATTCTCCATTCTCCATTCTCCATTCTCCATTCTCACGCTACTCCTCCTCGGCCTCGCTATCGCGCCGGGCCTGCAGCACCCACAGGCTGCCGCCAGTATCCTGATGCACATCGATGACGTACCAGGTGTGGCCGTCCATGGTCAGGCGGTCGCGGGTGGCGGGGATCACGCCCGGCAGCTCGACCTGGCGGATCGCCACCTTGCGATCCGTACTCAGTACGGTATCGGGGGCCAGCTCACCGCTGCGGTAGCGCGTCACCAGGGCCTGCACCGGCAGGCTCACCGCGGCACCACGGGTGCCCTCCAGGGTCAGCGGATCGTAGGCCCCGGCCAGGTAGTCCAGCAGCACGATCTCGCCCGGGATGTCGCCGACAAGGGCGTAAAATTCCGTGACCCATCCAGCCAGTTCGGCCCGTGAAAAGCTCACTGGTCGTCTCCCTCGTCGCCCACCTGGTCATAGTCCCCATAGCCATAGCGCCCGGCTGCCCCGAGCCGCAGGGGTGGCAGATAGATCGTCAGGGGCTGCTCGCGCACCTGCGCCGCCGCCCGCCGCGCTGTGTCCTCGGTGACCAGGGTGATCGAATAGATCGCCCCCTGCCCGTAGAGGCGCGTATAGGCCGCCTCGCCGTCCACGGCAGGCACGTCCACGCGCACAAAGGCGCAGCCCCCAATGGTCGCCTCGCTGACCCGCCCGGCCAGCCGCACATGGCCAAAAATCTCCACAATCGCCCAGTGGTCAAAAGGGTCACTCATCGGTGGTCGTCCTCCTCGTGCAGGCCGCCGCGCTCTTCGAATTGCCCCACGTAAAACGAGGGTGGCACCCGGTCGCTGTCCGCTTCCTGCCGCGCCATGTCGGCTTTGCTGATGCCGCCGGCATAGGGCACCGGGGCCAGGCTACTGCCCGTGCCCGGGATGAGCACCTCGTCGCGCAGCTCTTTGGCGCGTTTGGCATACGCCTCAGCCCGCTGCGACAGATCGACGCGCAGCTCGCTTTCGACCGCGAAATCGACCTGACTCGAATAGCGATTGGCCAGTTCCAGGCAGGCCAGGATCGCTGCCGGCAGCGGCCGGTCGTTGGTCTGGGTGAGGAGGTAGGCCAGCTCCTCGTTGGTGAGCTGCGGCGTGCTCTCGGTGACGTCGCCGACCCAGAACCGCGTCGCATCCAGGGTGCTCGACGCCGGGTTGCCGCTGTAGCTCCAGGTCATGCGCTTGGCCCCTTCGCCTTCGAGAGATCGAGCGGGGCCTCTTCGGCCAGGCGTCGCGCCTCGGCATCGCCGGTGCTATCGACCAGACCATAGAGCCCCTCGCCCGCCGAGACGATGTGCAGCTCCTCCTGGCGTTTGCGCTCGGCGCGGCCGAACGCCTCGAGGTAGCCGCCCTCGATAAATTGCCGACCCGTGGCTCCGTGTTCGTGAAACTTCTTGAACTTGGGCACCTCCTCGACAAAGCGCAGGCGCACCAGGATCTCGTCGTTCAGGTGCCCGCCCAGGGTAAAGATTTCCCCCTGCGCCAGCTCCTGGCCGGCATAGAGAAAAGGCCGCCTGGCCCACACCTTCTTGCCACGCAGACTGTCCTCGCCCATCGGCTGCTCCTACTGCACGGCATTGGCCAGGAACAGGGCCGCCCGCGGCTCGGTCACCCGCTGGTCGTAGTACGTATTGCCCTCGATGATGTCGATCTCCTGCTCCTCGTTGCGCATGCGTTTGATGTACTGCAGCGCGTTGGGCACCCGCTGCCAGACGAAGGTATACATCGCTGAGGGG